CTCCTCGTACTTCTCGAGATACGAGTCGAAAATCGCACCCGCTGGCCGCGAGTACGTCACGACTACGTTCCCGAGAGAACGAACGAAATCGACAATCTCGCGTGGCACCGTCTTATCCGCCGGTCGCTGATGTGTCGTGCGATCACGACTCTCGAAAAGAAGAATCCGCGAAAGAAGACCGCTCTTTATCGACGAACGCGAGATCGATCGAAAGAAATCCTCGGGTACCGTCGTGCCCCAAAGCGCGACGTGCGGCCGGTCGATAATCCGCGTCTTATCTACGTCTGCGTACGCGACTCCAGTAAAGACTACGTTCGCAGACGTGTAGAGCTTGAGTAATAGTGTGGTCACGTTATAAAGATGTGGACTCGAATACGCGTTATGCGTCGTACTAAGAAATCGCCCGAACTCGTCGAGCTGAAAAAGCTGCGCGCGACTTCGCTCGAGTGCGCGCAGTAGTCCCGAACCGCTCGCGATATCCTCCGGGCCAACTAGCTCGAGTACTCCTGATGCCTTCGCGATATCACGGATCGCTTGCCGCGTTCGCTCTTTGCCGCAACCCGATGGCCCGACACCGACACAGTAGAGATTCGTTGTCGTGCCGTATTCGTCTACGACGTAGTGCGCGCCGCAGAGTACGCTCACGAACGAGAGCGCGGAGCCAAGCGAAAGCATCGGCTGAGGTCGATACGCGGTATCGAGAATATACCTAGAAATCAAGGCTAAAATGCCCGGTGCTCGTTCGACGAACTCCTCGCTCGGCTTCGCGAATTCGACGATCTCGTCTTCGATCTTCTCGCTCTCGACGATTTGCGCGTAGCGGCATTCGACCAGCGCAGTCTCGATCGCGTTAGCGTCGTATCGAGACGCCGACTCCGCAATGCGCCAGACCTCGACATCATCGAGCTGTGGTCGACATCGTCTTCGATTCACAACCGATAGCGTCGAGTAAATCTCCTCGAAGTCGAAACCGATCGAACGCAACTTCGCACCGATCCGAAAAAGAACGTCGTTCCGTGTGCCCTCCTCAATAACTCGCATCTCATCTAACTGTGCGGATTTATTTACTTTCGATGCGTATTCTCGCTCGCGATCATCGAGTAGATCGCACAGCCACCTCGGTGGCGTCGAGAGAAACTCCTTAGCGGTATCGAGCTCCTTACCTTCGAGCCACACATACGCGCCGGCAAGCAGCTTACTCGGCGGTACCACGACGTAGCCGCCGTCAGTGCGCACGTCAACGTTGGCCGCGAGCTTGCGCACCGAGCATCGCCACGAAACGCCGTCCGGCCGACGAAAGAAAAAGTGACGACCGCCTGACGGCGTCACCGAAATCGCACGCGCACTCTCGACAAGCTCGCATGCGCGCTCTTCGTCTTCGGGCCAACGTGCATCGCCTTTCGAGTCGATATCGATAATAACGAGGTCCGCAGCAGAGATGCCGATATTCGCGTTCGGCCAACGCGTCCACCACGACTCGATCGTCTTCGTATCGAGCGTCGCATCGCGAACGCCGTGCTCTGTAAGCGGATTCTTCGCACCCGCCACGACCGGCAGCACTTCGTAACCGAGCTCTGCGTAGCGAATCGCGGCGTGCAGATTACCGAACCTCGCTGACGATGACATGACATTCTCCACGCGGTACCACCTCGCCACGAACGACTTCGATCCGCGATACGAGAAAATCGTCCGCGATCAGACCCGTAAACTCGAGTACGTCGAGGATCGCTTTCAGAACGTTATCGATGTCGCGCCGCCGATTATCCGGCGGTCGCACTTCAACGAAAACTTCGACTTCGCAATCGAACCGCACGTCTTTCGGAATCGAAAGCACGACGAGCTCTCGATAGTTCTTCGCGGCACGCGAGAGATAGTGACGACCCCGCGCGTGCCGCCAGTAAGAGTTCACCGACGGCGGATACGGAAGTACAAGCTCGACTCTACGCTTCGGTGGCATTACGATGTCATCGCTGTGCGTTGCCGCGCCGCGGTGGTTTCGGTGTCGATTCCTTAGTCTCGCCTAACTTCGGTTCCGGAAGTCGATACGGATAGTAGTTCACGACTCGCGGATATTGCGTACCGTCCTGAGACGATCGATAGCGAAGATCGATTACGAGTAGCGAACGAAGGAGCTCGTCCGTATCCGAAATCTTCGTCTTGCCACACGCCGTGCAGATCGCAGCCAGCTCGGCCTTCGCGTACTCGCGAGCAATCGGGTTATCGTGGAGGACGTTGACTCGAATGCGGACCGTCCGACCGAGATACTCCGCAGGTTCCTGTACGGTAAACTCAACCGCGAGATACTGGCCCGTACCGCTCATCGAAGAACGAATCTCGGTCTTCGTAATCGCGACTACGTAACGACCTTCGGGTAGCATGCCGAATCGAGTTGGCACACTCGACGCATCGAACTCTTCGGGTAAAAGTGCCATCGCTTTTCTCCTTTCTCTTAGTAACCGATCGCCTTCGCAAATTCGTCCCAACTAAGCGGAAGTTCACCTGTAAGCCCGTATCGATTCTTCGCGACACACGTTGGCCCGCCGGAGACGCGAATAACACGATCGCAGTCTGTTCGCGATGCGACCGCGACACCACGAGTCTTGCCGAAGTTACCCGTCTCCGTTCTGACAGCGTATCGCCAGTGTGCGAAAAGAACCGCGTCCATCCACTCGGTTACGAGTGCAGCCGACGTTTTGTGGAGTCGCGGCGAATAACGATCGTACGCCGGCGACTCCGGGTCCTCGAATCGCTCGACCTTCGCATGCGCGATGCCGATCACGATCATCCGACGCTGCGCTCGAATCTCGTCAAGAATTCCGATCACCTCGCGCCAGACTTTGAGCGCCGCTACGTAACCGCGACCGTAACCGCCATCTACACGTTCGATCGTTGAGACGTTGTGTTCCGCACACACGTAGTCGTGTATTAATCTTTCAAGCCAATCGAGCGAGTCCAGCACGATCGTTTCGAAGTCGTGTGCCTCGTCACGCACATAGCAGAGCGCGCGACGTACATCGTCATACGACTTCGCTAACGGAAAGTGCGCAACATCGAGATCACCGAGGCCGTCTTCCGTCAGCACGAAGATCGGCTTCGGTGCCGATGCACCGAACGTCGTCTTGCCGATGCCCTCGACGCCGTAGAGCATAACTCGCGGCGGTAACTTCTCGACTTCGCGAATCGGTTTCATCACGACACCTCCACACTTCGCACGATTCCTCGAACCCGCAACCGTAGCTTACCTCGTACCCGATTTTTTTGTAGTTGCGTCATCAAAAACGATGACGTTTCATCGAAGAGAAATCAGCAGAATTGCCTTGTTTTCTAGGCGAATTTGCACGTGCGCGATCTCATGCAAAAAATCACACAGCTCGGGGTTGATCCCGTGGTGTCGGCCGAACGGCATCTCGGACGGGAACTGCGTGACATCGTTCGTGACCACGATATAACGCCACTTCGATCGCGTCACGACTTCGCGCAACCAACTGCGGACGTGTGCAAACGGCCAGTATGCGAGAACGTCCTTCACGAGGAGCGCATCGCCATCGGGAATCGAGTCGATCTCGAACGCGTTCGCGTACTCGAAGCGAAGATTCGATAGGTCGCTCTGCGGCAATATCTCGCGCACACAGTCGAGACCAACGACCTCGACTCCAGTTCGACGTGCGATCTCTCTCGTAATGCGACCGCTACCGCATCCAAGATCGACGATCTTAGTCCAACTGTGCGCCTTAGCTAAAGTCTCAATGCATGTAAGATATGTACGATCGTCCACTCCTGGCGAGTCGAAGACACGCGTTGCACCACGTCGATAGAGATTCGTGAACGCAGGTTCGCACTCCTCGACTTCGTGTTCGGCGAGTTTCGTAAACTCGCGCCACACGAACGTCTCGAACGGAAGATGTGGCGCGAAATCGACTGCGCATTCGCGAGCATTCCAGTCGCATGCACGGAAGAGCTTCGAGACCGGACGATGCACTACGAATCTTCGATTATCGAGTGCGCACACGAACGCGGGATGCTGCCACGTCGCTGGTCCGACGATCGTGTACGGCGACTCCGTAATCGCGAGTGCAAGTCGCCACGCGTCTTGATCGCCGTAGAGATGTTGAAAATAGAAATCGCTGTGCTGGCAGATCCAATCTGCGATGACAACGAGTGGCCACGCGTTCTCGCGATCGACGAAGAACTGACCGCCCTGCACACCAACTACGTCGCGTCGCTCGTGCGAAGGCCAGACATAGTGCCACCGGATATTCTGCCGACTTTCGCTCCAGAACGCGAAGTCCGAGAAGCGATCGAAGCACGGCGTCGGATCGATTACGCAGTACGCGTCCGCATCGAGGAAAAGAACGCGACGAAACTTCGTATGCCGGATCGCATGTAGCTTCGCTTCCCACCCGCGGAAAATACGTGGTCGCGTGGTCTTCGCGACTTCGCGTGCATCGACGATGCGAACGTCGTAGCCGTTTAGGTCGGACTCGCGAATCGGTTCCTCGTCAGCGTAGTGGCCGCGCCACACTTCGATCGGTCCGCGATAGCCGAGATGACGAAGTAGTCGCACACCGACTACGATGCCAGGCCAGTATCGACCGCCACCGACGTAAACGACTCCGAAGTCGTAGTCGTGGCCAGCGTACGGTTCGTTGTGCGCAAGATCAATCACACGATCGAGCGCTTCGTAGTGAGCGCGAATCGTGTTCGAGCAATGCGCCCACTTTCGATCGCCGGTGTGGTTGTGAACGTTCTCGAGCGGATCGAGCATAACGACCTCGACTTAGGCGGGCCTAAGTACGAACGAACCCGATGCGCAACGACCGGGGAGAATCGTAAGATAAATCGTTGGGTTGCCGGGGCAACCGGTAACAGTTATGTCAACATCGTTTGTAGTTATGAGGCAACTATCTATTCCACATCTGATTTCAACACCGCCAACATAGTTTCCGTTATCGCAAACAAAAGCGCCGTCAATTCCTAGATCGCCTGAATTGCATGGACCTAAGCTGGTTGGTAGTATATACAGCGCTTCACTCAACCACGATAGCGAATCGATTGCGCCTGTGTACTGCTGGCCAAATACGACGAAATCGTACTCGAGCACGTACTCGCTGTCGTCTTGTGGACAGCATCCGCCACCGCCTCCGCCTCCGCCGCTGCCACCACCACCCGGACTCGAAATCGATCCGCCGTACGGCGCGCTCGTGCAATCTGGAACACGCACACGATTGCCACTTGTGTCCTCGTAGAAAATATCGACGATCGCGCCCGAGTAGTCGCGCACAACGCAGAGCTTCGCGAGACAGTCGATGCACTGCCGCTCTTCGTCTTCGTCTCGCTCTTCTTCGTCTTCGATCTCGAAGCCGTAAGGACCGTAGTACGCATAGCCGTAGTCGTCCGTCTTTAGCTTCTTGCATCGTCGCTGGTGCCGCGAGTCGCCGAGTCGAAGTAGCGCGTAGTTGCCGGCGCGATAAAGAATGCGCGCCGGTCCGTAGTCGTCCGCTTCGAGGAAATACGGATCGCCGGGAATCGCGTGCGCGTACTTTCCCTGCCCGAAAACGTAACCGAAGACGACGCCGCTCACCGCTGCACGCGCGAGCGTGACACCGTCCGACGGCTCGATCAGCACAACGAACGGATCACACGAATCCTCGGGCACTTCGACTCGATACGCTTGCGGTGCGAGAAGTGCGCTCGGTGACGTAAGATTGCCAGCGATGCGCCATACCGTGTACTCGCGCGCCGGTATCGGCGTCTTTACGTAGACGATATTATGCGGCTGCAACGCGCGAAAAATCTCTTTCTCGATATCGCTCGGCGATGCCTGCGGTCGCAGAACACGACGCGCGGACTCGATGAGAAGATTGATCCGATCGGCACGCGCAAGCTCACCGATCGGATCACCGGGGGAAACGAACGATAACGGATCGCTCACAATCGCACCTCACGTTCCGATACCGAGTAGACTAAAGTCGCCCTCTTCGTAGACGACCGAGACGTACGCCGCGACCGGTTCCTGAACCACCATGCCCCAGCGCGTCACCGGGCGATACTTGACCCAGAGATAGTCGTGGCCACGCTTGATCGGTACCGTTATCTCCTTCGTGATGCGAACGTTTCGCTGGTTGCGCTCGACTCGAAACTTGTGCGTAACTTTCCACGCACTCGCGTTCTCTTTATCCGCGACGCAGCCGAGATAGAGAACCTCGCCCGGTTCGAAGTGATAAAACTTCTTCTTGTTCACCTTACCTATTAGACTCATCACGGTTTGAATGTACGCAACGTTTACGACTGGGATCGTGATGCGTCGTTCGAATGAGAGCGATGGCGCAGCGATATCGCAGCCTTCGATCGAATCTTCGGAAACGTTGATTGCGTTCTCGAAGTCCGGCGCATCAGCTGGCATAGTCCACACGCCGCCACTCGTACCGACTGGCGCCGGATTACGATCGAGCACCCAACGCGCGCCGTTTAGCGCTACGATCCGATACGGACCGTACGTCCACGCCGACGGACCACCGGTCACGAAAATCGTTCGACCTTCGTGTACCGGATTCGCTGCGATGCCGTCGGGGACTACTTCCGAGAACGCAACGCATTGCAGATTCGTTCCGCTCGCGGTCGCGTTGCCAGCGCCGACACGACCCTGCGAAATCGCACTCGTAACGTGGATTTGCTGCGCCTCTGCGGAGATCGAGTAACCGAACGAGAGATCGACCGTATCCGATGCCGGCGCCGTCTTCGTCGACGACGGCGGACTCGCGTCAACCGCCTCGTCACTCGGCTCCGCGGAGTACGTAATCGCGACATCGTAGGTTCGACCGTCCTCGTTCGCGCGAATATCTACGTCCGATCGCGTAAGGCCAAGAAAAATCGGGGGCGTGTACGTATAGATCGCGTTCGCGACCGAGATCGCATCGGGATAGTCGATCGCGTGCACGTTGATTCGATAACTCGTGCGGTTATACGAAAGCGAAAGCTCATCGGGGTTGATCTTAAAAAGTAAGTGCGGCATGTCACTTCACCTTCATGTTTGCGTCAACGCCTTGCTGCACTCTTCGCACTTCTTTCAGGATATCCGCGAGCAAATCTTCTTGGCGCTTCTGCGTGCGCGTACCGAACGCGAACTGCTGTCGCGCCGCGAACGCCGTAAATGTGCCACGCGCTTCGCCAATCGCGAGCATATCTCGGAGGTCTTCTTTCGGTACGAAAACCGCTTCCATCGCTGCGACGCGACCCTTCGGTGGACCCTGCTGCTCTTGCTGCTGTTGCTGCTGTCGCCTTAGCGCCTGCAAGATCATCTGCTCGAGTTCCCAGCGCAACTGGTCGACGCGCGCGCGATCGACGTTTTCGATCTTATCTGCGAAGAACTTATCGATCTCCTCCGCGTTCAGTGCGAGTGCACCTTGCGCGAGTGCACCGACTCCGACGCCAACGAGGCCACCTCCGGGGCCAGCGATAAGAAGACCCGCGCCACCACCCACGAGCGGCAACACCCACGGGTTGTTGACGAAGAACTGGAAGATGTCGCGAACGAACGACCACCAGAGGCGCTTCAACGATCGGATCAGCGTAGCCCACGTTAGTTCTAACGCCTTTACGAGGATATTAAACGCGGTCTCGATATCGCCAGACTTTATCGAAGCCACGATCGCTTTTATGGAATTCGACCAGTCGGTCGCGAGTCCCTGCAAGTCGGTCTTCAGCTCGCGAAACTTCTCGATCGTGTTATTGCCGCTCGCGACCGCGGCTACGCCGAGCGCAGCGATGCCGGCGACAACAAGACCGATCGGACTCATGATCGCAAGCAACACGAGCTTGACCGCAGCGAGGAGCGCGCTAAAAACGCCAATCGCGATCGAGACGAGTTTCACGATGCCTGCGAAAGCGAGTAGCGCAGTACCCGCGGTTACGAGACCTGCAGCGAACGCTGCTATCGCAATGACAGCGCCCTGGTTTGCGCGTACCCACTCGACGAGATTCGCAGTCGCGTTTTTCAGCCACGCCGCGATCGCCTCCAACACTGGCGCAATCGCAGCAGCGACCTCGTACCAAACTGCAGAGATCGAAGCCGTGATCTCGCGCCACGACTGCATGATCTGCGTGGCTCGCTGCACTCGTTCACTCGTAGTCGCGGTCAAATTCGCAAGTCGTTCCTTCGCGTCATTCGAAAGCATCCCCATCGAAACGAGCGACATGCCGACCTTATCGCCGAAAAGTTCGACTGCGATACGCGCACGCTGCGTCTCGTCCGGAATACGCTGCAACGCCTCGAGCACGACTTCGAGTCGCTGCTGGAGCGGTAGATGTGCGAACGAGATGACGCCGAGATTCTGGAGCACGTCCCCGAACTCGGCCACCGCCTTCGCATCGAGCTTCGCGGTCATGCTCTCGAGCGATGCGCCAAGTTCGTCGACGCTCACGTTCCAAACGCGAAAGAGCGACGTGAGCTTCGAGAACTGCTCGACCGACGTGCGCAATCGCAGCGCCCAGCCACCTATCGCTTCTTGCTCTTGAAAGACCGATAGCGCCGGCCGAAACGCTGCGAGTATCGACGCACCGATGCCCTGCAACGCAACGCCCCACGTTGCGAGCTTACGCGAGACCGCGTTGAGGTCCGCGGTCAGTCGATCGGTCAGCGTCAGCTCGACGCTCGCGCGACCCGCTCGGATTTCTGCTGGGCTAGCCACGACTTTAGATCGTCCTTACTTAGTAGCGGCAACTCGTTGTCACCGCAAACACCGAACCGCTCGAGATATTCGACGACATCCGGAAAAATATCTTCGACTCGAATCGTCGGCGACTCGCTACCGCGAAACGCGTTCGCAATCGCCGCCGCGATGACACCGTAGTGGCAGTGGTCGTGGAATAATCGACTTTCGTACATCGCGCGCAGTTCGCCGAGCGTAAAGTCCCACGGCTCTACGCCGAGGTAACCGGCGAAGTGCCAGACGTAAGACTCGATGTCGCAGTACTCGCTTCGACCTTCGACAGCAGCAGCTTCAACGCGGCGCCGAGAATCTCGCGCATAATGGGATGGCCCTCGAAAAAATCGAGGATCCTCGAGATAAACGCGACTTCGGCTTCCCAGATCGATCGACCGTAAAGCGACTCGAAAACTTCGTTCGCGGTGACACCGTGCCGTGCAAGCGAGTCGCGACACAAAACTGTCAGCAAAGCCTCCGCAGTTTTGCGATCGCGGAACACGGCGCCGTCGGCGAGTATGCGCACAAACTCTTCGTAGTCGAATCGCTGCGACAACGCGTTGTCGGTCGCAGTGTCTGGTCGCACTACGCGTGCCAGCGCCTCCGAGGCCCACTTCGCAAGATCGAATCCGTGGTCGCGAAGATCGTGGTATCGCGCGAAGCTGATTCGCGCAACTTCGTACTCGCGACCGTGCTCGTCCGTAAATCGATGACGCATCGTTACTAGTCCTCTCGCGATCAGGGCGTTACCTCGAAGTACTCGGGATAGCGATAAACAGTGCCATCGAGTAGCGGCGACACCACGAACGTAACCGAAATCACGATCGCTTGACCCATCTGCTCAGCGCGGTTGAATCGCGTGACCTCGACGAGTGTTTTCAGGCCCCACGAACCGACCTCGGTTCGCGAACCGTTCAAACAAAGAACATGCAGCTGACCGCGAGCAAAAAACGCCTGACGAATTTGCGCGACGCTCGGGTCGCCCGCAACGTCCAGCATATCGAACTCGATCGTCGCCTCCTTCAGTGTCGCGACCTGCGTGCGCCAGCCTGCATGCGCACGCGTTGTCACGTCCGCGGTCGCGTGCGATAAGTTGAGCGTAAGATTGCTCACGTTCGGTACCTCGACCCACGTCGGCGTGGTCCAGTTATTCGCGCTATCGACGTAGAGCTTCGCGAGGTGCCCTAGTCGTGTTCGACTCATGCGTTTGCCTCCTTATAAAACTGCGCCAGTTTCTTCAACCCTTCGCGAAACGCGGGCTTCATATACTCGCGTTTCGGATACTTCGCGACACGCGCGCCGTACCGACGTACGCCGCTGTGCTCGTGAAGCGCTGGCACCGGCGAGTCGGAACGTAGTAGTGTCGGCCCGATGACAACGCTCTTTCGTCGCTCGTCGAGCGAAAAGAAGATCAACTTTCGTAACTGGCCTTTATGCACCGACGGCGGTTGACCCGGTGGCGACGCTGTCTTACGTCGCCGCATACTTCGCTGTGCGACCAGTCGCACGAACGCTCCGAACCGCTTGAAAACACGCAGCGTCTTGCGGTCGAAGTAACGCGTAACCGCTGGCCG